GCACCGGCCACCCACGACCTTGCTCGAACGGCGACGGCCAAGCGTGCCCCGTATTAGGCGCCAGGTGTGCGCCGAGCGGCGCCGCCGGTACGCCCTGTGCAGGCATGAGCCAACCTGCGGCATCGTTCCGCGCCTTCGCACCAACCAGGGCCGTGAGACCCGCCGCACCCCCAACCCATTCCGGCCCCATCCAAGTCGGCTTCGCCGCTGTCGCCCTTGCTCCCGTCATCCATGCTGGCAAGGCCGCAGCGGCTCGGGCGGTCCCCGTGCCCGTCGCCATCCCAGCCACAATGGCCCTGGTCACGCGTTCTGGCGGTGCCCCGAGCGACCCGAAGCGTGCAGGATCAACGCCGGTGCCAGCCTGCGCTGTCGCTTGCGCCTCTACTTGCTGCGCCTGGCCCCGCGCCGCCGCACGACCTATGCGCCCCCGCGCCGCGCTCTCGCCGTGGCGCAGCCCGGATCGGGGCAAGCTGTCGTTCGCTTCACCGTCGGAACCTGCCTGCACCGCAGCAGATCGCTCGGCCATCCGGCCAACCGGCGCGATGGCAGCGCCAGGCGTCAGGCCCTGCGCAGAGGGTAAGAACCCGACCTCCGCGGCCGTTTTCCCGGGCGCGCGCGCACGTGCGTCGTGTCGGGCGCGATCCGGCGTTCCGCCAACTTTGTCGAATGCCTCCTCCGGAACGCTGTGTCGGCGGCGCCGTATCGGCGCCGCGCCGAGCCTCGCGGCCAATCGTGCAGCTCGGTCCAGTGTCGCCCAACTCATTCGCAGCCCGGAGGGTCCATCTGGCACACCTGTCGCGAGCAGCGGCCCCGGCAACGCGAGCCGCAGTCCAACTAGGCTCACGCCGTCCATTCCCTTCGCCCCCAATCCCAGGTTCGGCCTTCCAACGTCCCCAGCGCCACGACCCATTCCAGCCGCGTCGCCGGGTCAAGCGAGAACGCCACGTCGAACGGCACCCCGCGGCTGACCAGGTATAACGGGTCAACCAGGTCGGGGTGCCGGCTCAGTTTCCCGCGGGGCTTACCTCATCCTCCGGCGCGAGAGCCCGGGCCGCCGCCGCCAGCCCGGCATCCCCGAGCCGCTGCACGCTCGCCTCCACCCCCGCCTCGTTCCCTGGGAACGGCAGTGGCACGCCATCGACGCTGGTCACGCACGCCGCTAGCATCGCCATCCCGAGATACCGATCGTTCTGCGCTCCCACCGGCCCGACGGCCCGCAGCAGCCGCAACCGGTCGAGCGCGGTCGGGCGTCGCACTTCCAGCGCCCGCCCGTCCTCATCCGTCACTGTGAACGTGCTCTGCGCCGCCGCGACGAGTTGCCCCGCTAGCCCGCTCATCCGACCCGAACCCGCGTGCTGGCCCAGAACTCGAGCCTCTGCTTGACGCTGCTCTGCCCTTGCCACGCCCCGCTGTTCGCCATGCGGAACACGCACCCGTTATACTGGTACGTGCTCGTCGAGCCGTCCGTCTCGCTGACGTATTGGTAGAGCGTCCCGCCTGGAAGCTGCCCCGAGGTGTACCATGCCTGCTCGAGCCCGGCGATAAAGTCGTCCGCCGCCGACGTACCGCGCTCCAACTCGAAATGCCCTTCCCATCCCCGCGGCAGCTCCGCCGCTAGGTGCACTCCGTCGAGCCGGTCCACCCGCACCGAATGCGTGAGCTGTCGACTCTCGAACCCCGTCACGTAGCTGAGGTCAACTCGCCCGTTCGGGCCAAGCACCACGAGCTGACAATCCCGCCCGGTGCTGAACTGGTTGGCTGGCATGTGCCTCTCCCCTTACGCCGACGTCATCGGCAGCGCCTGTCGCGCGACCGTGACCGTCGTGCCGCCCTCGACGTTGACGATGAATTTCTCGTTGATGGCCTGGTATCGAACCTGCGCGTCGCTCTGGACGTAACCCAGGGCCGTCCGTGTCGGCGGGTTGTTGCTCGTGTCGCAAACCACGTTGAACGGCAGGGTGCCGTCCGTGCTCCCCAGGATGCCCTGCTGCAGCAATCCCTGCAGAAAGCTCATCTGCGTCGCCTGGATGTTCTGGAACAAGCTCGCGTTGATCACCTGCCCAACGAACTGCCCCATCCCCGCCGCGAGCGTCGCCGCGATGTAGTTCGTCAGCCGCGTGTAGTTGTCCCCGCTCGTCGCCGGGCTGAGGCTCGTGTTGTGCCCAGCTCGCACGCCCCAGAACGCGCCGCCCGGCTGCGGATTCGCGATCACGTCGAGCCCGGCGCTGATCAGCGCCGACAGCTCCGCGGTGCTGTAACTGGTGCTCTGTGCCGTCGGCCCGCCGCTGCGCTGGCTTCCAAGCACGGAATAGAGCGGCTTGTTCAGCGATGACTGCTCTGGCGACAAATTCGCCAGCCGTCCCGCCACGAACCCCTGCGGACTCACCAGCCGGATCGTTCCTGTCGTCGGGTCGTTCCAGTAGATCCAGTCGCCGAACATCAGCTTCGCCGCGTAGCTCTCCAACCCCGCACTCTGAATGGTTGCGACCGCATTCGGGATGGTATCGCCCGGCGGCCCGGTGAGGATCATGTAACAACCCTCGCTCAAGCCGAATGCGGCCTGCGTCGTCCAGCTCGTAGGGTCATACGTGTCGGCCAGCACCCCGATCGCGCATCCCTGGCCGCGCAGTGCATACATCCCAGTGCGTGGCAGGCCGTCCATACCGACCAGCGTAGCAGCGGTGATGGTAGTTGCTCCGTCGCTGCCGCCAATAAGCTGCTGAGCCGGCAGCGCGGTAACGGCCGTGCTCGTCCCCGTGCCCAAGCTCGCTACGCAGAGCTGGCTCGGCCCGCGCAGCGGTCCCGTGCCCGCGTTCACCCCCTGCGCAAGTGCGGTCCACACCTGCACCGGCGTCCCTGCCCCCACGTCGAATACCTCGGCCACCTGGCCCGGAAGCCCAAGCGTCAGCCGCCAACCACCGTTCGAGAGCTGCGACAAGGTCAGCGCGATCTGGTTCCCGAGGCTGCCCGTGTATCGCGCAGCAAGCAGCAGCGGATACGCCCCGTTCGTGTAGAACAAGGCATAAGTCGCCGCAGTATCCGTCCCATCCGTCACGCGCACGCAGCGGAAGTTGCTCGCCCCCTGCTGCACCGCGGTCGCGACCTGCGTGCCCATGTCGTATTGCTGCGGCCGGATCGCGCCGTAGAGCTGCGCGTAATCCTGCATGGTGCCGATAACGGCTGGCTGGTTCACCGGACCCCACGCGGCGGTCCCCACGACGCCCACGACGTTGGTCGGCACGCCGTTGAGCACGAGCTGCTGTGGCGGCACGATCTGAACATACAGATCCGGCACCACCAGCGCCGTGGTGTTCAAGGTGCCTGCTTGCGTGATCGGCATCAGTTCGTCCCCCCTGCGGACTGCTGCGCGAGCGCGATGCGCACGACGCGCGCCGACTGCTCGCTGGCGAGAATTGCCGTCACCTGCGCCGGATCGCTCACGAGCGCCCCTACCAGGTACGCGCCGAACGGCTGCACCACGATCAGTTCGTATTTCATTTCATCTCCGTCTTAAAAGGCCGTTACCCGAACGCTTCGCCTTGCGCCGATCCGTCCTGCACCACGATCCCGAACAGCATCGTCGGCTGCGTCGCCTGCTCCAGCGTCGGGTATTCCACCAGCAGCTCGACCTCGCGCTTGTAGAGCCGCGCCGTTTCCGTTCCGTCGTCGTCAGACACGCCGCGCCCGAGTAGCCGGCATGCCTCGCCATCCACGTCGAGGAACGGCGTCTCGCTCACCGCGAAGTCGATCAGCGCCCCCGCCCAGTCCCGCGCGAGCGGGTCCGGGCACCACAGCACGATCTCGAACACCTGCTCCTGTCGCCGCTTCTCCCGGCTCGCCACCGCGTCTGCCCCAGTGCGCGCCAGCAGGTCCGTGGCACCCGGCAATCGCACGCTCGCCCCGCTCGCGATCGCCAGGCGTCCAGGTATCACGAGCTGCGCCAGGCTCGACGCGACCAGCTCGGCCGTATCTCCCGCCCGGCTGCGATACACCCAGCCCTGCCCGTCCGCAGCAACACCCGCGATCTGGCCATCCCCGCCGGTGCCAGCAAAGGTCGCCGTATCCCCCGCGACCGTGACGGTGAGACCCGGCGTTACCGGACTCGTCCGCCATCGCGAAGGCCACCGCGTCGTTTCCCGCCAAGTCCCTGGTTTTGCCCGCACCGTGATCGTCAGCGCCTCCGCCGCGAGCGACGTGTTGAGCGACGCCGGAAGCGGCCATCCTCTGTGCGCCCGCACGGGCCATGGAAACACCTCGGTGAACAGCTCCGGCGGCGCCGATGCGGTAACCGCGCCCAGTGCGAACGCGGCCAGCGCCGCCTCCACGCTTGCCTGACTCGGACCAGGCATCTACACCTCCGCCTGCCGTGCGATCAGCCGCCATCCTTCCGGCGTGCCTTCCGCCGTGCCGACCACGAACCGCGTCCCATCGTCGTCCACCAGCAAGTCGGCCGCCCGCGGTGCCTCGGGCAGCAGCGGCAGCAGGACGCGCCAAGACGCTCCCGCCCCATCCCCCGGCAGCGCACCGCGCGGCGCCGCCGAGTCCGCGATCACGCTCGCCGGCCACCCTCGCAGCACCGTCCTCAGCGTGCAGCGCGTTTCTCCACCGTAGCCCTCCAGGCCCTCAACCGGCGCCTCCTCAGCCCGAACCAGGTCGAGCACTCGGTTGCACGCCACGGCGAGCGTCGGCACAAACCCGCCCACGGCCGCCACGAAGAACGTGCCCTGCGTCCCGCACAGGTAGTCCCCGGCCTGCACGTAGGCCCCGTCCAGCACGGCATACCGTTGCGGCTTGCCGGGCGTCGGCGGATACTTGAACCACGGCAGCCCCGCACTGAACGCACACGCGAGCCGCACCAGCCGTCGCTCCGGATCAAGCGGCCGCTCCGCCCCGTCCGGGCGGAACACGTCGTAGTCCTCTCCGACCCGCAGCGCCGCCTGCCCAAGCCCGCGGTTGACCGCATCCGCGATCCGCTCCGCACGCGTCATACGACGACCGCTGGGCAGTTCAGGCTGCCCAGGCCAGGACCGGGCGGAACTCCGAGGAACCCGCAGACACGCCGGCGCCAGCTATCGAGCAACCGCAGCCGCTCCGCGACCTCCCCCGGATTGCGCTCCCAAGGCCCGGCGCTCGCCGTGCCCAGGGAGTCGCTCGCCTCCGGAACTGCCCCCTCCAGCTCGCGGCACTCCCCGAGCATTCGCCGCAGCACGGTCTCCTCAACGTCCTGCAGGTTGGCAAGCCGGAACTCCAGCGCGCCGTAGGCCGTGTAGAACCGCCAGCCCCCGCCGCCCATCGCGGGTCCCCCGAACACGGGGTAGCCGCAGAAGCGCCGCGCATCCACCAACTCTGCAGGTGTGAGCATCCTCCCTCGCCCCTAACCGAGATGCTCGATCACCACCGCCCGCTTGTAGGCAGCGTTCGTCGCGGTCGGAATCACGGTCGGATCCGTCGTCGTGTCGGTCGGCGCGCAGAACCCGCCGATCCAGTACCAGCTCTGCGCGATGATCTGCTGCAAGCGGTCCAGCGGCTCGCGCGTCACCATCGCCACGCCGTCCACCATGTGCACGAGGCTGCCATGGGGCGCGAACTCGGGGCTACCCATCCCCGCGAACTGCCCCTCGATCAGCGCCCCCTGTCCAACCACGATCGGTCGCCGGATCACCGCGCCCGCGATGGTCGGATGCGGCTGCACGTAGGCCTCCGTCGTCGAAACAAAGCGCAGCCCCAGGAAGTCGTTCACCATCCCCTGGCGGAACACCTGGTTGCTGCTCGTCGCCCCCTGGAATAGCCGCTGGAATGCCGTATCCGAGAACAACTGCCGCGCGCTCACCGGGTCGAGGTAGCAGTTGTAAGCCCCATCGATCTCCGGCACCGCGTTCAACCGCAGCGTCGCCACCGCGTCCAGCAGGTTCGCCATCGTGAGCTGGTCGCCCGCCGCGATCGCGGCACTCGTAGCCCGCCCATTCGGCCGCAGGATCGGGCTCGCCGTGGCCGCAACCACCGCGTTGCCCGCCGTCCCGTCCGCCACGCTCACGTTCCCTGAGAACGTCAGCACCCCCGAGATGCCGCCCGGTGCCGTGCTCGCGTTTGTCGCGTCCGCCTGCACCCCGATCAGCGTGTAGGCATCCCCGCCCACAGTCACCGTCAGCGTGACGCTCCCGCTCACTGGCGTCGGCACGCCATAGACCCAGCCTTGCTGAAAGCCCCGGATGTCATCCACCGCCACTTGCGGCCCGGCACTCGTCAGCGTCGTCCGCACCCGCGTATTGCCGCCGAGATACGGCGCGAACAGCGCGTTGCGCGCGAGGTCATCCAGCGAACGCGCCGCCTGCTCGCCGTTGGTCGCCGCGTTGCGCAGGAACATGTCCGCGATCGCGACCCGGCTCGTGACCACGTTGAGGTCACTCGTCGCCGCATAGTGCTGCAGCGTCAGCGTGTATTGCTCGACACCCCAGTTTGCCGGAGCGAGACCATTATCCAGGTTCGTGTTCTGGCTCGCCACGATCGGCTGCGTCACCGCCGGCCGCAGCCCGGCGCGCGTCTTCGTCAGCGTCTCACCGATCCCGACCGCGAACTCCTCGCGATCCGCGCACGCCCGATACCCGAGCCGCGACCGCAGCGACTCCTGGAACTCGCGCTCCAGGAAGCCCGACTGAATCGCCTCTTGCAGCGCCGCAGGAAAGTTGGAAATGCCCATGAATCTCTCGTCCCATCAGTGAAAGGGTTGTTGCAGCCGATAGATCGTGAAGAAATGAGTGACGCCGATCACGATCATGGCTGGGCATACAGGTCCCACCGCGCTTGCGCGGTGAGTGCCCGCCCCGGCCATCCACGACCTCGGATCGCGCCGAAACGTCCTAGCGGGAGGAACCCTGCTTCCGCAGCAGCGCCGCCCGCGCCGCGCGCCACTCGTCGCGCGTCATGTCCATCGCGTTCACCGGCGCGACCGGGGCCGCCGCCGGCGCCCTCGCCGCCGCACTCGTGCTCGTCGTGAACAGCCAGGGCTTGTCCTTGCGCAGCTTGGCGACGGCTTTCTCCGCGCCGCCGTCCTCCACCGCCCCGCGCCGGTCCTCCTCGCTCAGCATCTTGAGCGCGTCGAGGTCGCGCATCCCCCGCTTCGCCCCCTCGGCCCGCAGCTCCGCATCCGCGACCCGCAGCAGCAGCTGCGCCATCTCGCCCGCATGGTCCGCCACCGCCTCCGGCGACGCTCCACCCTCGCTCATCCAATCCTCCTTATGCGTTTCAACTCCGCCGAGTCCGCCAGCCCATGCTCACGGCGATGCGGTATTCCCGGCGCGCGCGACCACTCCGCCCCACGCCCTGCTGTCGCCCTCACGCAGGCGAACGAGCAAGACCTGGAGGAGAGCGAACCGCTTCGTGCTATCCGGGAGAGCCGTCCCTATGCGGAACCGGCATCGTGGGCCAACTGGTATGGTTTCTTGGGGCGCCTGGGCAAGCACAATTTTTGCCCCTTTTCATGCGGCCTAGCGTCCGTGCGCGCTGCAACAACCACCATGCGCACCGCGCTCTCGCGGCTGAGCAGCCCGGCCTCGCCCAGCGTCTTGAGCGTGCCCGCATCCCGCGCCCGCTCCTCGCTGCCCGCCGCCTCCCACGGCGGCCACGCCAACCCCAGCCCAGCCTCCGCATCCAGCTCAGGCAGCTCGACACCCCCCACCCGCAGCCGATACCGCGCGTGCGCCCGCAAGAGCAGCCGCGCCAACGCCAGCACCCCACCCTCGCCGTAGGACACCCGCAGATTGCCCGCCAGCCACAGCAAGCCCTGCTGCGCGATCGCCATCGCACGCCCCATGCGGCGCCTTCCCACCGGGCAGTAGGTGCGGGCCGAGCTGACGAGGCCGCGGTGCGGCCTACCCCTACGCCGCCTCCGCCTCGGGGCGGATGCGGGCGAGCAACCAATCCCGTGCAGCCTGGCCGGTGAGAAGCTCGGGCTCGTCGCCCCCCCCCACATCAATCTCATGCTCGCGCTCGGCCCAGAACCCCCTAGCGCCGCGCAGGTCCGCGCCGGCAACCCGCACCCGGTCGAACACCACGAGATCGAGCGTGCAGCCGCGCAGGCTTGCCCCGCGCAAATCGGTCTCACCCAGGTCGGCCCTC